GTCCTCTTCTTCCGCGAGCTCGCCGAAGTACTTTTCCGCGGCGTGGTCCTCCTGGTTGCGCAGCAGCCACTCGCGGGCCTCATCGGGGGTGATGTAGACGTACCCGGTGGCCTCGTCCTGCTGCCATGCGCTCCAGTGCTGGAGCACCCACTTGCCCTGCGCGGTGCGGATGACGGCCTTCCCGCGCCCGGTTCCGCCGCTGCCGTTGCCGTCGTGGTCTGCGTCGGTCCAGCGCTCAGCCTTGGCGACGTCGAACCAGCCAGCGAGCTTCGGCGGCGCGTAGCCGAAGTCGTCCTCGGGGAGAGTCTCGTAGACGTTGACCCTGGTCATGATGGCCTCCTGTAGAGTTTCGGATGTAGGAAACCCTAGCAGGAGTAAGCAGCAATAGTCAACATCGCTTATTCGCGGGTCAGCCTAGCCGATCCATCAGCGCCTGATAATCCGCTGCCTCAGCCTCCGACCAGAGATGGCGCGGGTTGACGGCCGGGTCCGTCACGCGGATGAGCCGCAGCCTGACCCAGGGCGCGCTCAGGTCGTAGAGCACCTTGAGGTAGTCGGCCTCATCGCTCACGGCCACAGCGCCAGCACCCCCGCAGCTGCCAGTACGGCCAGGAACGGCAGGAGCCAGCACCCGGCCCGGCGGATCCGCCGCCGCGCGCACCGCCCGGCGCGGCTCATGACATGACCGTCATAGTCGGACAGGACTCGGGCGCTGGCGCATTCTGCCTGTGACCTCGCATTACCCCAGCGTAGCCAGCGGAGGGCGCCGTGTCGGTTCTCTCGCGCATGGCGAAGCTCGGCATCGCCGCCGAGACGGTCCCCGGCGTCTACGAGCCTCCCGCGTTCACCGTGACCTACGGCCGGGGCACGCGCTACCGCCAGCGCATCACCCCTCTCCGCGACCGGGCACTCCGCGGCTCCGACAGCACCGAGCAGGACCTCCAGCAGGGCCCGGCGTGGTCGGAGTGGACGATCCCCTCGGACGGCTACCCGGACCTGGCTGGCTGGTACCTGCGGGCGCTCATCGGCCCGGACACCTGCACCCCCGGCGTCACCACCCAGCTGCGGTCCGCAGCGGCCGGGGGCGCGCAGTCCCTCTCCCTCGGCGAGGAGCCTGCCGCGGGGGCCGTGCTGATGATCGGCGCTGGTGACACGCTGGAGTACGCGCAGGCAGGCGCAGCGACCGGCCCAGGTCCGTACAGCGTTCCGCTGGCCACGCCGCTGCGGTTCGCTCACGACGCCGGCGAGGCCGCGGCGTCCCGGAGCACCCACGTATTCGCCCAGTCGCAGGCCGGCCCGACGTTCTCCTGGCCGCGCTACAGCCTGACGATGGACGACGGCACCGGCCCGCTCGGCTGGCCCGGCTGCGTCTTCGGCTCGCTGCTGGTCAGCATCAGCAAGGAGGGCTACGTCGGCCTCAAGGCCACCGCCTCCGGCATGCCGCCAGCCACGCAGGAGACGTTCGCCTACGACGCCACGCCCGCGCAGCCCATGCAGGGCTGGCAGTGGGGCATCACGCAGGGGAGCGGCGTGCTCGCGGACGGGGTGGCGGGGCCTGCCGTCCGGCCGCTGTCGGACCCGTCCGGCATCACCGTGGCGCTGCCGTCCACGCGGGGGCTGGCGATGGACCTGATGCTCTCGCGGAAGCTCGGCGTCGTGCCCTGCGTCAACGGGTCGCAGGCGCCGCTCGGCATCTGGCCCGGCGCGCTCACGGCGGACGGCGCGTACACGGCGATCTTCGAGGACCAGTCCGACATGGACGTGTTCACCGAAGCCAGCCAGGAGCCCGCGGTCCACGTGCTGACCCAGCCCGTGCTCGCCGGGGGATGCTCCCTGTCGCTGACGATGCCGCGCAGCGGATGGTGGGACGGCGAGGCCGGTCAGGATGATGCCTACCTGAAAGCTTCCTTCAAGCTGTCGGGGCTCGCTGAGCCGGTCGGGGACGCGGCGTTCACGGCCACGCTGGTCAACTACTGGCCGGCCTCGTACTGAGATCCCCGGCCCGCGCGAAGTGGTAGACGCCATCGGCAGGTTCCGGCGGGAATGGTGTCAGGCATCGCCGGCGCTCGCGGAGCAGCGCGTCCGTCAGCAGACTCAGGGACTTCCTTACTCCGTCCAGGCCATCGGCGTTGACGCTCTCGGCGTCTCGCTCGTCGCTCATGCCGCCCATCCTCCCACCTAGCCGCCAGGAGTTCCCGTGACCGACCTTGCCGAGGACACCGCCGCGGACGGCATGCCCGCCGAGTTCGCCGGGGAGATCGGCATCGAGTGGCCCGCTGCCGACATCGCGGACGTCCGCGCAATCGCCGGCTGGAAAGTCGGCGTCTACGACACGGACGGCCCGGTCACGACCGTGCTGTCCGGCTCTGTAGTCGCGCACCTCTCGGCCGAGGGGATCATCTGGGCCGAGGTCACGCTCTACGCCGACGCAGACGGCACGCCTGTGCTGCACCTGCCCGAGAAGATGCCGCCGGCGGAGTTCGCCGACCGGTTCGTGGTGGACGGCGAGGCGCGGACCGCCACGTTCCCGTTCCTGGTCACGGGGATGACGATGGCGGGGAAGTCCTAGCGTCTTCGCCCCAGCGCCCAGTCCATCCCTCGCGGTGACGGTTGCGGCTGCCTCCGTGCTGGTCGGGCCCGACCTCGGTCACGCGCACCAGGCCGGTCCGCCCGTCCTTGCCGACCTCGATGACGTCGCACTTCTTCACGCCCATCACCGCGGCTCGTCGTCGCTGCTCATGACCACGATCCTCCCACCGCCACTCCCGGAGGTAAGCCCATGCCCGAGTACGCCTACGCCGACCAGGTACCCCGCTCGTATACGGAAACGCGTGACGCCGCCGGGGACGTGATCGGCACCGTCGAGCCTGGCGACCGCCGCGAGTTCGGCGCCGGCGGCGAGGAGAAGCCCGAGGGCGCCCCGGGCTTCTGGCCGGCGCCGGACGCCCGCTGGGTTCCCGCCGGCGAGCAGGTTCCGCCCCCGTGGCCGGGAGTGAGCGCGGACATGTACCGCCGCGACCCGGAGGCGGCCGGGGCCGGGCTGATGCCGGACGGCGACCACGGCAGCCCGGCCCTGACGCCCCCGCTCACGCCCCCCGGTCCCGTCACGCCGCCCGTGACGCCCATCACCCCGGCCGCTGGCCAGGAAGACGAGGACTAAATGACCGGCGTGTCCATTCCTACCCTAATTTACCCGGAGGCCACTCGCCTGCTGAACGTGGGCCGCGAGGCGGCCGGGTTCGGCGTCGAGCCGGCTACCTACGTGTCCGTCCCGGTGGTCTCGTGGGACCCGGCCCCGAAGGTCAACCCCATCGCGGACAACGCGCTGCGCGGCGCGGCGTCCGGCCCGTACGACTTCCAGATGGGCGCGTCGTGGACCGAGTGGTCCATCCCCGAGTCGCCGACCTACGGCGACACTATCGGCCAGTTTATCATGGGCCTGTTCGGTGACCTGACCTCCACGGGGACCGCGAGCACGCCGACGTCGACGCTGAGCGCCGCGGTCGCGGCCGGGGTGTCGGCGCTTCCGGTGGCATCGGGCGGCGCGAGCTTCACTGCGGGGACGGCGATCCAGGTGGGGACGTCGACCACGGCCGAGACCGTCGTGGTGGGCACCGGGTCGACGTCCACGAGCATCGTGACGGCCAGCCCGGTCCGCTTCGCCCACGCGAGCGCCACGGCCATCACGACCGTCGTGGCCCCGTTTACGCACGTCTTTTCCACCCTGAACCCGGCATCTAGCTCCGGCAACGTCTCGTCCCAGCCTGCGAGCCTTTCCGTCATAGATCGCAACCAGGTGGCCGGATCGGCCGGGTATTGGGGCGACCTCTTCCCCTATGTCTGCATGTCGGACATGGAGTTCTCCGGCGACCCGATGGGGTTCCTGAGCTGGACCGGCAAGGGCATGTCGCAGCCCCAGGGCGCGCTCGCCGCCGAGGTGGTCCCGGCCTGGTCCGGCGTGCGCGCGATGCCCGCCTGGCGGGGCACATCCGCGGTCGGCGGGGGCTCGCCGAACGACATCGCCAGCTGGAAGATGTCCTTCACCCGCAAGGTCGAGGCCATCCCGACGATCGACGGGCAGCAGGCCGTATACGTGTTCTCTCGCGGACCCCTGACCGGTACGTTCAATCTGTCGTACCTGCCCGCACTGGACGAGAGCGCCCTGAATTACCTGCTTAACAACACTCAGCCGTCCCTGACGTGGACCACGACCAACGGGCTGACCGGCGCGGCCGAGGTCAGCTTCTCGGTCACAGCGCTTTACGGGGCAGTGACCGAAGCGCCCCTTAAGGTAACGAAGGGTCTGTTTGGTTACGATCTGTCCGGAACCCTCGTAGGGAACCAGACGGACACCGGGAACAGCGGCGGCTGGGGTGTCGCTCAGATAACCCTCATCAACGCCTGTGCGGCCTACTAGGGCAAGTCCGGCGACTGCGGCACGGCATCGCGCGTCCGGCAGGCCATCGCCAGCGCGACCACCCAGCCGATCACGGCCCAGCCGAGGAACAGGTTCAGCACCACGACCGACCCGGTGTTCCGCACCTTCCGCCGCCACGCGGCGCCGGCACGCTGGCGTCATAGAACCGCAACAAGGAGGACTGCATGAGGCTAGAAGGGCCCGGATGGTGGGCCGACGTGCGCGATGGGCTGACCGGAGGCGACCGCAAGGCACTGCAGGAGGTCAACGACGCAGCGAACGGCCTGAAAGACGGCCTGCGGGTCAGCGATGACGGCGACCCCTACGAGGTGTCCCCCGATGGCGTGAGCATGGTGAAGCGGCCCGCCCTGCGCATCGTCTCCCGCGACGTCCTCACGAGGCGCCGCGACGTCGTGCTCCAGCGCATCGTCACGGCCTGGTCGCTCGGCGGCGTCTACGACGGGGCGGTCCTGGACGGCGGCGACGACGCGCCGCTGGACCTGGTCAAGGCGCTGGAGAAGCTGGCCGACGAGACCGGCACGGAACTGCTGAGCGCTGGCCCAAAAGCAGCTCCGACTACCGATGGCTCCTCCAGTGGTGCCAGGGACGAGTCAGCGATCCTCCCGGAGGGATGACCGCCGAGGAGGCGATGCTGTGCAAGTACGCGGCACGGCGCGGCTTCACCCCCGATGAGTTCTGGGCCTTCCCCCTGGCCGTCTGCGCGTGGGTCGACGCGGTCGACTACACCTACCGGTACCTGAGCAGGCCGGATCCGGGGTGAGCCGTGGACCTCGCCGGCTTCGCCGCAGCCCTCCGGCAGGCGCAGGAGGCCATCGCGGACCACGGCGCGACCGACTGCGCCGACGGGGCGGCCAGGGCGTTCCTGGCGCAGTTCCAGGAGAACACGCCCGTCCTGACCGGGGCACTCCGGGACTCCGAGCGGGTCAACGGGGTCAGCGGGTCGGGGACGCAGGCCACGGCGAGCATCTCCACGCACCTTCCGCTGTACGCGTCGTTCCGCAACGACGGCGGCACGATCCGCGCCCACGACCGGCCGCGCGGCGGGTGGACGGGCAGCCCTACGGGGACGTTCCCGCGCCGCTGGGGCGTCCACCAGCACACCCTGCACTGGCCCGGCGGGGGCTTCCCGCTGGAGGTCACGCAGGAGGGCAGCCGCTACCTGGAGCGCACCGCCGACTGGGCTGAGGGCGGCGGGCTGGACGCGCCGTGCACCGAGGCCATCGAGAAGATCCTGCACGACTCCGGCCTGTGACCAGCGACGGGCGGTGAGCAGCCGTGGGTGACGTTGAGGAGAACGTCACTATCACCGTCGAGGGCGCGGAAGCCCTCGGCGAGGCGGCAGACGAGGCGAACCGGCTAGCGGAGGCACTGGAGAAGATTCCCGGTGCCGCCGCCGAGGTCAGCTCGGCTGCCGCTGACGTCGATGACCTGACCGAGAGCCTGGAGAACGCCGAGGCCGCGGGCGAGCCGCTCGGCAACGTGCTGCGGCAGGACGCCGAGGCCGCCGGGAGCCTGGGGTCCTCGGGCGGCAGCGTTGATGACCTGGCCGGCGCGCTGGACGCCGGGACAGCCGCCGGCGAGGGGCTGGGCGAGGCGCTTCGCAGCGACACGACCGCTGCCGCGGGGCTGAGCGCGGCAGGCGCTGGCATCGGCACCGTCGCCGCCGGACTGGAGTCCGGGACGGGCGCCGCCGAGTCCCTGGGCGACGCCCTGCGCGATGACGCCAGTGCCGCCGCGGCGCTGGGCGAGTCCGGCGCGGCGGTCGATGACCTGGCCGGGGCGCTGGACCTGTCGACCTCGTCGGCCGACTCGCTCGGGGGCGCCCTGGCCGGGGCGGCCGACGGGGCTCACGAGCTGGGCGAGTCCGGCGCGGCGGTCGACAGCCTCGCCGCCGGGCTGGACGCGGGCACCTCCGCCGCCGAGTCGCTCGGCACTGCGCTTCGCGGCGACGCGGCAGCCGCTGATGACGTGACGTCGGCGGGTGCCGGCGTCGGCAGCATGGCCGCCGGGCTGGACGCTGACGCGGCGAGCGCCGCGGCGCTGAAGGACGAGCTGCGCGGCGCCGCCGCTGCCGCCGCTGAGACGGACGCCGCCGGCGTGACGTCCTTCGGGGGGGGCGCCTGGTCCGTGGGCCCGGCGTCAGGGTCCAGCTTCACCGCGGTCAATGACGCCTACGTCGCAGGGCTGAAGGAGCGGAAGGAAGCTGCTGCGGGCGCCGCTGAGGCCGAGCAGGACCTGGCGCGGGCCGGGGAGTCGCTGGCCGGGGGTGCCTACTCGGCCGGCCCGTCGGTGCAGTCCACGCCGGAGGAAATGGCCAGCTCCATGATGGAGCGCACCGTTCCCGGGATGGCTGCGGGCATGGGCGCCTATGACCAGCAGGCCGGGATCTCCGGTCTTGCCGCCTCGATGGACGATGCGGCGCCAGCGGCCGAGGCGCTGGGCGGGGCGCTCGGCGGCGTCGCATCCGGGCTGGGCGACACCGAGGCTGCTGCAGCCGGCAGCGAGGGGGCACTCGCCGGCGTTGCCGCCGCGGCTTCCGGTGCCGCCGGCAACCTTGTCGGGATCGCGGGCCAGATGGGCGACGCCTTCGAGCAGCTGCCCGGGGGCGGCTCGCCGGCCAGTCTCATGATCCCCGGCCTCATCGCGCTGGTCGGGTCGATCGCCCCTGCCGCGATGGTCGCGGGCGCCGGGATCGTCTCCTTCGGCGCCATGGCTTACCCGGCGCTGGACAAGGTCGAGAAGGGCATGTCTGCCGTCTCGGCAGCCCGGACGGCCTACAGCACTGCCAGGGGCGTGGCGCAGCGCGACCCGACGAAGGACAACATCACGGCCGAGGCGGCGGCCCTGGCGAAGCTGCAGGCTGCGTACGCCAGCGTCCCGGCGGACGTGCGGCCCGCCGTGGCGGCGATCCACGACCTGTCGTCCGAGTTCAGCCGGGCCAGCAAGACCTCGGGCATCCAGCAGGACGCCTTCAAGGACATAACGTCCGGGGTCAGGGACGCCACGGCGGCGATCCCGTCGCTGGAGGCCATGGCCAAGGGCGCCGCGCCGGTCATCTCCAGCATGTTCCGTGACATCGGGAAGAACATCAAGTCGCCGGCCGGGACCACGTTCATCAGCAACATCACCAAGGACATGCCCGAGGTCGCCAGCTCGGTGCACAGCCTCATGTCGTCGCTCGGCGGCGTGGCCAGCGCCCTGGTCTCCCCCGCCATGGCGAAGGGCAGCAGCCAGTTCATCGCCAGCATGGGCAGCCTCGTCAAGGGCGTCACCCCGGCGGCGATGTCAGCGCTCAAGGGCAGCATGCAGGGCCTGTCGACGGTGATGGACGCCGTCGGCACCCACGGCGGCGACCTGACCACGATGGTCAATGACTTCCAGTCGCTGGAGAAGGTCAACCTCGGGAACCTGTCAGCCGCCGGCGGTGACATCTCCAGGGCGCTCGGCTCGTACGGCTCGCTGTTTCACAACTCCGGGAGCACCAGCCGGCTGAAGAGCGCGGCCGAGCAGGCGCTGGGGCAGATGGGCATCGGCTCCGACTCCCCGGTGATGCGGTTCTTCAACTCCGCGAAGAAAGATCTCGCCAGCAGCGATTCGGCCAGCGGGATGCAGGGCGCGATCACCAGCTGGTCGAAGTCGATGCAGAAGAACATGACCTCCGGGAACCCCGAGGGCGCCCGGAGCCTGTTCGCCAATGCCGGGAAGGGTGCTACGGCGGCCGGGGAGACCGCCGGGAAGCAGTACGGTGCCGGGCTCCGCAAGGGTACCGACTCGGCGTCCGGGGACGCGAAGTCGGCCGCCGATAAGGCCGTGAAGTCGCTGGACGGCGGGAAGGACGCCGCCTCGAAGGCCGGCGACGATGCCGGGAAGGCGTACGGCCAGGATCTGTCCAGGGCCGTGAAGTCGTCGTCCTCGCAGGTCGAGGCCGCGGCTAAGGACTCCGTGGCGAAGGCGATGCAGTCCGCGGAGTCGGCCGCCCGGTCCGGTTCCTCGCAAGTCGCCTCGGCGTTCCGGGACATGGACGCCCGGTCGATCGCCGCGCTCGGCCCGCTGACCGGCGGCGTCCGGGCGGGCGTGAGCCAGGCCATGCAGGCGGCCCGATCGGCTGCCGCGTCCGGCATGTCGGCCCTGGCGTCGGAGTTCCGGTCCGGGGTCGCGCAGGCCGTGGCCGCGATCCGCCCGCTGGTGTCGCAGGCGCAGGCTGCCCTGGCCCCGCTGCCCGGGGAGTTCCGCACGATCGGCGAGGAGGCCGACCAGGGCCTCGCGGCCGGCATCCGGGGCGGCGAGGGCGCTGCCGCGGCTGCGGCTGCGTCCGTGGCCAGTGCCGTCGAGTCCTCCATGCGGGACGCGCTGGAGACGCACTCGCCGTCCAGGAAGGCCCAGAAGGTCGGCGAGGACACCGACGCCGGCCTGATCCTGGGCCTGATGGGCGGCAAGGCGGCCGTCCAGGCGGCCATGGATGACGTGCTCGGAACCCGCCCGTTCACTGATAGCGATATCACGAGCGCCACCGCGAAGCTCCGCACCGACCTGAAGGCGCTAACGGAATCGTGGAACCCGGCGCAGGCCCTGCGCGGGTCGGCGCTGACGCAGCTGCTCGACACCGACAACAGGAAGCTGATGAGCCTCGCCCAGCAGCGGGCGAAGCTGGTCAGCCAGATCACCGCGGCCGACGCGCTGGCCAAGTCGGTGACCTCCGCCGCGATCTCCGGGGCCAGCATCATCGGCATCGCGGGGAACACCAACGCAGGCCTCCAGATCGCCGACCAGGCCGAGGGCGCGGCGGGCACGTCGCAGAACCCGTACACCAGCATCCAGCAGGGCCTGAAGCAGCAACTCGGCCAGATCCGCGAGTTCCGCCAGGACATCATCAGGCTGAAGAAGGAAGGGCTGGACAAGGAAGGCATCCAGCAGCTTCTCGGCGCCGGGGTGTCCGGGGGGCTGCCCGTGGCGCAGCAGATCCTCGGCGAGGGCGCGTCCGGCGTGAAGGCCATCGCGAAGCTCCAGGACGAGATCGGCGTGGCGTCGTCCAGGCTGGGCGTGACCGGGGCCAACGCGGCTTACGAGAATGCCTCCCAGATCGGCAAGGCGCTGGGCGCCGGGCTGAAGGACTCGCTCAAGGGCGTCGACTCGGAGATGGCGTCCATCGCTAAGTCCCTCGTGGTGTCGATCATGACCGCGCTGGGTGACTCCGGGTCGGCCATCAAGGCCGCCGTGAAGAAGATCGACGCCGAGCTCGGCACCGGCACCGGGACGTCCGGCGGATCCGGTGGCGCTCACGTCACGGCCCCGCACGAGCGCTACCGGCCGCCGCATGACGACCGGATGCGGGCGCCGGTCATCCCGCAGGGCGCCGGCTGGTCATCGCCGGGCGACCTGCACGCGGACATCGTCATCAACCTCTCCGGCCAGACGCTGGCCCGGGTCAGCCAGAAATTCGCCATGCAGAAGGCCAAGCGCAACCCGACGACCTACCCGAACCTGCCCGGCCGCTGATCATTCCCGCTCGCCATCACCTAGGAGAGCCATGCCTGACGTGATCTACGAGAACGCCGCGAAGATGCCGGTGGCGGCCTGTCCCGGCTGCGGGGCGCTGGCCGAGCTGACCGCCCCGGAGCAGCGGGCCGACCCTGACGCAGCTGTCATCTGCGCGCCTGACGGCCCGTGCTGCAAACTCGACCACCACCACGGGCAGGCCGCGAACGCGTGCACGGCTGACCACTCGGCGCACGCCTGCCCGTCTCCGGAGACCTGCGGGGTCTTCCCCGGCGAGGGCTGCGCCGGGGGTCACTGCGGGCTCGGCGTGCAGGACTGCACGGTCTGCCGCCCGCTGGTCGTGACCGCGTACGTTCACTTCAGCGGACAGGCGGTGGCGTAGCCATGGCGATGTACGACGCCGCCGACGCGGCTCACGTGCTGCAGGCCAACCTCGGCATCAGCGGCTATACCTACCCGGCGGTGGCCAGCACGAAGCAGCGGGTCGGCAGCAATATCGGCAGCGCGGGGACGGACATGACCGAGCTGGCCGGCAGCGGCTATACCCCCGGCGGCAGCGCGATCTCGTGGAACGCGGTCTCCGGGCAGGCGACGTCGAACTCGGGTGCCCTGTCGTGGACGAACGGCTCCGGAAGCTCGTGGTCGATCGAGGGGACGGAGATCTGGGATCCCTCCCCGCAGCGGCACTTCTTCGGCAGCTACTCCGGGTACCCGATCTACGTCGCGAACGGCAACGCGTTCGCGGAGGCGGCGGCCGGGGTGTCGGCTGCTCTCGCCTGATCATCCCGTTCCGTACCGATCCGCTGCGCTGACCGCCGGAGGCTAGCGTGGCAACTGTCGTCCAGGCCGCCAGCGGCGAGGTAGTCGGCACCAGCCTGGCGATCACCTTCGGCTCGGACATCACGCCTGGTAACAGCGTGATGCTGGCGCTGAGCATCATCGACTTCAACACCGGGTCGTACTCCACGGCCGTCACGCTCGGCTCGTCACCCGACAACTGGGTGATGTACAAGCACGGCGAGCGCAACGCCGGGACGGACGAGCAGTCCTACGTCTACGCCGGGTGCTGGGCCGACCTCGCCACGGAGCTTGAGGGCGAGACCGAGGTCACGATCACCCTGACCGGCGCGTCCGGCGGGGAACTCACCTCGATCATCGCGCATGCCTGGGAAGTGAACGGGCCGCCGTCTGCGATCAAGGACGTCACCGGCAGCGGCATCGGCCTGTCGACAGCATGGGGCACGGGGAGCTTCGGCCCGACCGCGCAGGGCGGCGAGTTCTGGCTCGGCTGCGCGAGTTTCAGCGGCAACGCCTCGGTCACCGGACCGTCCGGCTGGACGTGCACCAGCCTCGCGGTGACCGCGACCGACAACTCAGGCATGGCCGGCTACCAGCTGGCCGCCTCCGCGGGCAGCCCGGACTACGCGGGCACGATGACCGGCGCGGGCGAGCAGTGGGCCGCCGCGGCTGTCACCTTCCAGTCCGGCACCGCGTCGGCAACGGCGGACATGAGCGGCGCCGGCACCCTCGCTGCCGCCGGGGGGCCTGCCGCGTCGGCGTCGCTCTCCGGGGCCGGCACGCTGGCAGCGGCCGGGATCTCGGCTCCGCCGGACTCCGCCGCGCTCGGGGGCGCCGGGGAACTGGCGGCGGAAGCCAGCGTCACCATCGAGGCCACCGCCGCCATGTCCGGCGCCGGGACGCTCCAGGCATACGGCACGCCGCCCACGGAGTGGACCGTCGCCAACCAGTGGGCCGGGACGATCACGCAGAACCCCCTGTTCGGCCCCTCGCTGCCCGGCCTCGCCGAGATCGCCCTGCCGCTGACCCCCGCCACGTCGGTCGGCGGCGGCTCCGGGCTGCCGTCCGCCGGCAGCTGGCTGTTCGCGCTGTGCGGCTGGCGGCAGGCGCCGGGCGCGCCCCCGGCCACGGTGAACGTGGGCGACGACACGCACTCCTGGTGGCGCCCGGCAGTCCCGTCCGAGCCGTCCGGGCTGACCCGGGCCACGTGCTGGTACACGGCTAACGCCGGCCAGGTCACCACCGCGCCCGCATGGGTCTACGTGGCCCCGAACTCCTACACCGCCGGGATGGCCGTGCTGGTGATCGAGGTCGCCGGCATCGGCACCTGGGACCTGCTCGCGGGGATCGCCGCCGCCTACGACGCCGCGACCGGATCGCTGTCCATGACCGTCACGTTGTAACGGAACGGGTGACCTATGACAGTTGCGCGGTACTTCGTTTCGACGGCGCAGCCGGCCGCCCTGTCCTCGGCCGCCGCGTCGTCGGGCAGCGTGGTGGTCGCCTCGCTGCCGGGGACGTGGCCGGCGGAGTACCCGTATACGGTGCTGATCGACTGGGGCACGGCCATTCAGGAGGCCGTCTCCGTCACCAGCGCGCCGACCGGGAGCGGGCCTTACACGCTGCCCTGCACGCGCGGCATCGACGGCACGACGGCGCAGGCGCACGCCATCGGCGCGGTCGTCGTGCACGGCGTGAGCGGCCAGGACTTCAACGACGTCCAGGGTCACATCCAGAGCTACGTATCGGGCGAGTCGGGCACCGGCAACCAGCAGGTCCACGGCCTGGCCAGCGGGTCGTCGGTCGTCGGCACCGCCGACACGCAGACGCTGACCAACAAGACGCTCGGCTCGGGGACGGTCCTGCCGTCGACCGCCGTCACGCCGGGCAGCTATACCGCGGCGAACATCACCGTGGAGGCGGACGGCCGGATCACGGCTGCGGCGGACGGGAGCGGCGGCGGGGTCTCCAGCGTCAACACGCAGACCGGTGCCGTCGTCCTCACCGCCGCAGAGGTCGGGGCAGACGCCTCGGGTGCCGCCGCCACCGCGCAGGCCAATGCGGAGGCGGCCAGCGCGCAGCGGGCCAGCAACCTGTCCGACCTGGCGAGCGCGCCGACGGCGCGAACGAACCTGGGGCTCGGCAGCGCGGCCACGCTGGCGTCATCCGCCGTGGCGCAGACCGCCAACAATCTCAGCGACCTCGCGTCCGCCAGCGCGGCCAGGACGAACCTGGGGCTCGGGACGGCAGCCACGCAGGCATCCTCGGCGTTCCTGGAGCCCGCCAATAACCTGTCCGACCTGGCTACGCGGCAGACGGCGCTGAACAACCTCGCGGGCGGCACCACCAGCGGCGAGTACCTGCGCGGCACCGGCAGCAACATGCAGCTGTCCGCCATCCAGGCCGCGGACCTCCCGGCGGCGACCACGAGCGCCCAGGGCGCGATCGAGCTGGGCGGCGGAACTACCAACTTCCTGCGCGCGGACGGGAACTGGGAGGCACCCCCCGGCGGCGCCTCGGCGCTGACGGCCAGCGCGGTCATCACCGCCGACCCCGGGCCGGCCGCGGTCGCGACGTTCTACCCCTGTGACACGACCTCCGGCGCTTTCACGGTCACGCTTCCCAACGCCCCGGCCGACGAGACGCAGATCGCGCTGAAGATGATCGCGCAGGGAAGCTCGGGCAGCACCTACAACACCGTCACCATCGTCCGGAACCCGAGCGGGACCGACGTGTTCAACAAGGCTGGCGGCTCGACGTCGATCACGCTGGCAGTGCTCAGCCAGGGCGTCATGCTCCAGTACGCCCACGCGCCGGGCATCTGGTACGTCCTCGGCGATGACCTGCCGCTCGGCCAGGCGGACATCCGCTACGGCGCGGCCATCGGCACCCTGGCGACCGCCGGGGCGACTCCCGCGATCACGGTGAACACGGCCGGGACGTGGAACATCACCCTCAGCGCCGCCGTGACGGGGCTGACGCTCTCGGGGGCGACCGCCGCCGTGGCGCAGACGGTCACGCTGCTCATCGCCCAGCCTGCCAGCGGCGGCCCGTGGGCCTTCCCGTCGTCGGCGTGGCCGGCCATCACCTGGCTGTCCGGGTCGCCGCCGGTCATCACCCAGGTCGCGTCGGCCGTGACCGTCGTTATCCTCCAGACGGCCAACGGGGGCACCACCTGGTACGGCACCGGGGCCAGCGTTGCCCTGCCGCTGCCCGTCGGCCAGGGCGGCCTCGGCGTCACCGCGCTGAGCGTGCCCAACGGCCTGGTCGCCGCGGGCGCGACGTCCGCCAGCCCCGTCGTGCAGGTCAGCCTCTCGGTGACCGCCGCCACGACCACCACCCTGCCGGGCGGCTACACCTACAGCCTCGGCACCATCACCGGGCCGGCGGATACCGCGCTCGGGACCATCGACGGCGTGACGCTCGCGCCCGGCAACCTGCTCCTGGTGCAGAACGAGACCGGCGCCAACGCCCCGTACAACGGCATCTACACGGTGGTGTCGCCCGGGTCGGGCAGCCTGTCCTACGGGCTGGCCCGCTACGGCGGCATGGCCACCGCCGCACAGGTGCCCGGCACCGTCTGCTACGCGGCCTACGGCACCGTCAACGGCGGCCAGTGGTTCGGCGTGCAGCCGTTCAGCGGCACCTTCACGCTCGGGACCAGCAGCATCACGTTCGCGGCGACCGGGCCGAGCTCGTCGTCGCCCCTGGCCACGGCCAGCGGCGGACTGGGCCGCAGCGGCCTGACGGGCTACGAGCTTCTGGCAGCCAACTCCGGCGGCACCGCGGTCACCCAGATCGGGACCGGCTCGAGCGGCCAGCCGCTGCTCTCCGGAGGCGCGGGCGCGCTGCCCGCGTTCGGCTCGTACCCGACCCTGGACGAGTTGCCGTCCCCCGCCGCGAGCGTGGCCATGGCCGGCTTCAAGCTGACCGGGCTGCTGTTCGGCTCGGTATCGACCGACTCGGCCGCGTTCGGGCAGATCCCCGACGGATCGGCGGGCGGACTGTCGATCGCCGGGCTTGGCTACGCGATTGCCACTATCCCGCTGACGCAGGTCAACGTCTCCAACGTCAGCCTGACCGCCAACCAGATCCAGTGCTTCCTGGCTACCGCGACGATCAGCAAGACGATCACGGTCCTCGGCACCTGGCTGAAGACGGGCGGCGTCACGCCCGGCGCGAACGTCAACGCGATGGCGATCTACCCTGCCTCGGGTGGCGCGTACCTCGGGATCACCGGCAGCATGGCCACCGCGATGGAGTCGGCGGGCACCTGCGAGGGCACCCTCGGCTCCGGCGTGGCGATCACGGCGGGGACGAACTACTACCTCGCGATCCTGCCGGACTTTACCGGCACCGTCCCTGTAACGGTCGGCTTCACGTCCTACGGGTGGTCGGCGGCGATCAGCGGACTCTACCCGAACCTCTACAAGACGGCGATCACCTCGATGCCAGGGTCGTTCACCCCGTCGTCGTACTCATCCGGCGGCACGATCGCCTGGCTGTACGGCCGGTGATCCTCCCCGCCGCGCTGGCCATGGCGCCGTCGTTCCCCAGCGCGGGCAGCAGCGGGGCCACGCTGCCCGGCTCGCTCTACACGGTCGCCAGCGGCTCCACGGCGTCCGCAGCGGGCAGCCCGAACGCCGGGTGGTCGTACAGCGGCACCACGTGGACCATAGCCGCGAACGCCGTGCTGTACGGGCTGAGCGCCCCGGCGCTGCCGGTCTCCGCGAGCGGCGTCACCGTCGCCGGGTGCGCGATCGCCCAGGAACTGCAGGTCGCCGCGTCGGCGCCGACGACGGGCGTCACGGTCGAGAACTGCGTGATCACCTCGTCCGGAGGCGGCACCACGTCGGGCATCTACCTCGGTGGCGGCGGACTGAACGTCTCCACCGACACGACCATCCTCAACTGCACGGTAAGCGGCAGCGGCCCCGGCTCGGGCCGCGTGGACTACTGCATCAACGACGGCAACGGCTCCAGCATCGGCACGCTCGTGCAGGGCTGCGACCTGTACTGGATGCGCATCGGGGTCAACCTCGGCGTGGGCACCATCCGCGACTGCTGGATGCACGACTTCGGCTACGACTTCGGCTACACCCCGCAGGACCACACGGACGGCATCTACGCGGAAGGCACTGTCGGGCCGCTGTACATCCTGCACAACACGATTCTCAACCAGCTCGGCCAGACGGACGCGATCTACCTCGGCGGCCTGGGCCCGGAGCCTACGAGCAACGTCACCATCAGCGATAACCTGCTGGCCGGCGGCGACTACGTGATCTACGGCGGCCAGCAGCAGAACTGGGCGAACCAGGTCCGCTCGGTCACTGCCAGCGGGACCACGTCCGTCAGTGACACCAGCGCGGCAGCCACCGACCTCGGGGCCACGGTCACCGGCACCGGAGTGCCCGCCGGCACCACGATCGCCTCCGTCACCGCCGGCAGCGGCTACACCGCCAGCGCGAGCATCCCCGGCACCACGACGTCCCTCACGCTGCACTACACGAAGGGCATCGTGGTCACCAGTAACCGGGTCAGCCAGGTGTTCTTCCCGTCGACCGGGGGCTACTACGGCGTCGTGGCCGACTTCGACGCCGTCCCTGCGTCGAACCTGTGGGCCGGCAATGTCTGGCACGACACGGGCGTCGCCATAGCCTCCTGACCTGCCCGCCCGCCGCGCCCGGGCGGCCTGATCCCCGGCGGCACCGAGAGTCACCGCCGGGGGAGTGATCCGTGACCGCGCTGCCCTACGTCCCCGGCGTCTGCTCGCCCGTCGTGCAGCCCCTGAGCGACGTCCCGGTGCCCGCTGAGACCATCACCGGCTCGGCGAGCCTGACGGGCGCGGGCAGTGACTACGCGGCTTACGCGCCTGCGCTGACGTGGTCGCCGGGCCTGGACGGGCCGGTCACCCGGCCGCTGACCTTCGGCTCCCCCGTCGCCGGGGGCGCGGCCCCCATGGCTGCCACGGGGACGCTGGCAGCCTCGGGCGAGGTCGTCATACCCGGAACAGCGTCAGCAGGCGGCGCGGGCACGCTCAGCGCCGCCGGCGACGTCATCCAGGCGGTCACGTTCGTCATCGCGCTCACCGCGGGCGACAACTCGTCCGCTCCCCCGGTGCTGGCCCCGCCGGGGTGGACGCCGCTGCACACCGTGACCGCGGGCAATGGCGCCGACCACACGGGCGACGTGGTCCTGTCCGCCGCGTGCACCAGCCTCCAGGTCGCCTCGGCCACCGTCACGGCCACCGCGAGCGCCAGCCAGGCCATGTCCGGCATGATGCTCGGGCTCGTCATGAACGCCCCGGACCCGAGGCCGCCGGGGATCAACCCGAACTGGGCGTACGTCATCTGGGAGTGCGCCTTCGGCAGCGGCTACCAGACGCCTCCCGACGCCATGGAGTGGGTGAACCTCCAGACCCTCGCCACCGGGTTCCGGTGCCGCCGCTGGGATGAGACCACGGGCGCGCAGTACGAGCTGGACGCGCTGGAGAGCAGCGAGCTGGAGCTCATCCTCGACAACCCCGACGGCTACCTCTCCCCGGAGAACCCGTCCAGCCCGTACTACCCGCATGTGGTTCCGGGCACGCCGTGCCGGCTGCGCGTCATCCCCCCCGCGGCCGCCGTGACCCCGGTGTGGATGATCGTCCAGCGGAACGTGGAGCGCTGGCCGCAGTCGTGGGACGACTGCTTCCGGGGCATCGTCAACGCGGCCGGCAACGACCAGTGGTCGGGCACTGCCAGGGCGCTGCCGACGTGCTACCGGGCCGAGGTCATCGCTGACGCCACGTACGCGTGGTGGCCGTGCGATGACCCGGCGCTGGTCCCGCTGCCGGTGACGCTGGTCAACGCCGCGCCGGGCAACAGCAGTCACCTCCAGATCGTCACCTCCCCGGCCGGCCTGTCCGCCACCCTGACCGAGCCGTTCACCGCCGCCTACTCGGCGGTGCAGGACTTCGCCGCGGACTCCGGGTGGATGTACGGCGACCCTGTCAGCGCGGCGTGGCAGCAGAGCGGCAACGGGTCCGGGGCCACGGGCCGGTACCTGGCCTGCTATGACCCGGACTTCCCGCCGCTGTCCGGCGGGACCACGATCGAGTGGTGGGGCAGCCTCGCGTTCCTCGCCACCGGGTCCGGGTCCGGGTCCGGCGTGGTCCAGGGGCCGTACACGCAGCCGCCCGGCGTGACGCTGACGCTGTGGGAGATCGCGTCCGCCACAGCGCCGCTGGCCGCGCTCCAGGTCACGGCCTCAGGCGCCCTGGTGCTGACCACGTGGACGGGCAGCACCCCCGCCTCGCACGTCATCTACTCCGCCGAGGACGTGCGGAACGCCACGTGGACCGGGGTCACGGTCACGCTGACCCAGTCGTCGTGGGCGGCGCTGGTCAACGGCGGCGTCATCGCGAGCGCGTCCGGGCCGGCCAGCATGGACTCCGCGTGGTCCTGGTTCCTCGCCGGCGCCGGGACCGGCAACGCGGGAGCGCCGCCGGCCGCGGAGACGATCGCGGGCTCGCCGAACTGCGCGCACGCCCACATCGCGGTCTACCCGCGCGTGCTGCCCGCCGCCCGGATCATGGCCCACTTCATGGCCGCGTACGCCGGGTTCGGGCAGCTGCCCGCCCCGGCCCTGACCGCGCAGTTCGTGGAAACCGAGGCGCCGGAGGGCGCCTACGCGCCGGACGGGAACATCTACACCGGGGGCTACTTCGGCTCGCCCGACTTCTACCAGCCGTCCCTCGCGGCGGAAGCGTCGGCGACCGGGGGAGGCCTGACGTCCGGCCCGGCGGTCCCGGAGTCGGTCACCATCCAGCCGCCAGTGGCCACGCCGGACGACGCCCAGAACGGGTTCATGTGGCTCACCGCCACGGGCGACGCGGTCCCGGCCTACACCTGGTTCACGAGCGAGGGCGCGGGGGCTGAGCAGCAGGCCGCCGTCACGCTGGCGAGTTACCTCTACGTCGGCGGCTACGGCAGCGGGGCCGCGATGCCGCAGTCACCCTCCGCACTTGGCGACACCGCGCAGAACCGGATCGAGCGGCTGCTGCAGGCCGGCAACGTGACCACGCCGCAAAGGTGCATCGACGCCGCCACCTCGCCGATGGTCGCGGAGATCGACACCGGGGGCCAGGCGTGCGGCACGTCCGTGTCGAACATCGCGGCCTCCGACGGCGGCCTGCTGTACATCGACGCGTGCGGGAACCTGTGCTACTTCTCCCGGCCGCACCTGGCCGGGATGACGGCGCAGTGGATCCTCGGCGAGGACACCGGCAACGGCGAGATCCCCTACGAGCCTGACGCGACGTGGGACACCGACCCGCAGCAGGTCCGCAACGACATCGCGATCACGCAGTCGTCGGTGGCCCCGGACTCCACCACGGGGACCGGCGGGACCGACTCGGGCACGGCGGAGCAGACCACGACCGGCGTGACATTCGCGCCGGACGGCAGCCGGTGGGCCGCGGTGCAGGCATCGCAGGCGCAGAACAACGACCAGCAGTACACCGAGACGTCCTACCTGCAGAACGCGGCGGACATCCAGGCTAGAGCTGACTGGCTGTTCGACACCTTCGGCACCCCCCGGCAGCGGATCACCGGCCTGACCGTTGACGCGGCGTCCAAGACCCGGTCATGCCCGGCGGCCTGGGTCATGGTCTTCGGCGCGAGCGTCGGCGACATTGTCCAGGCGACACGCCGCCCTCCGGGCCAGCCGTCCTTCTCGGGGCAGTGGAGAATTAGCCAGATTCACCGCATCATCGACTTCTCAGCCGGGGTCGCATCAATAAACATCGTAGCTGACGTACTGCCGTCCTATTATCCCGCCTGATCACTGGTCACCCTTCCGTAGCTATATCCGAAAGGGTGACGAATGGCGCAGCAACGGTATTACGCGAGCGGCGCATTCCCGACCACCATCCTGTCGGCGATCAGCTCGTCGCAGACGACATTCCAGGTCGGGTCGGTCGCCGGACTGCCCGCAAGTGTCCCGTTTACGATGCTTCTCGACTGGGGGGACGCCACCCAGGAGGCGATATCCGTCACGTCGGCGCCGACGGGCAGCGGGCCGTGGACTCTCCCCGCAGTCACGCGCGGCATCGACGGCACGACGGCGCAGGCGCACGAGCCCGGCGCGATCATCGTGCACGGGGTCACTGCCCAGGACTACGGCTCGTGGGACGCCAAGCCCGGCGCGCTGGAGACGATCATCTACGTCTCCAAGAACGGCGCCGACGCCAATGACGGCCTGTCCTGGGGATCGGCCAAGCTGACCGCCGCGGCCGGGCTCGCTGCGCTGCCGAACGGGGGCCGGCTGCGGTTCGGCAACGGGTGGTGGCTGGAGGGCGGCCTCACGCTGCCCGCCGGGGGCAACATCCACATCTCCGGGCAGGGCAGCAACTACACCGGCACCAGCGGGTCGCCGGGCTACACGGTGCTGTTCTCGGGCTACTACAACGGGTCCACGGCCAACGGCGGCGGCGACCTCTTCTACAACCCGTCCGGCAATTACGTCAACGTGGTCTTCGAGGACATCGCGCTCGCCTGCTACCCCGGCGGCGGATCGGGCGGCACGCTCACCCCTTCGGGCGGCCACGTCTTCAATCTCACGGGCGCGGCGGTGAGCTTCTGGGTGATGCACCGGGTGGCGCTGTCCCAGTCGGTGCCCGGCAAGGCCCTGTGGTACATCAGCGGGGGGTCCATGCTGAGCTGCTGGTTCCACGACTTCACGTGCTCGGTCTCCGGCGGCAACACGATGCCCGGCTGGCACGTCTTCGGCGCCGGGGACAGCCAGAACGACAATTCCTGGGAGAACTTCCGCTACACCGGCAACAACTCGTGCTCGCCGGCGTTCTGGCTGGCTAACGGGGACACGGCCGGCTGGTCCCAGGATCTCACCATCCGCGGCGCCTGCTTCGAGGAGACCACGGGCGGCAATGTCCACCTGGAGGGCTTCCGGTACGTCACCTTCGAGAACCACGTCACCTACGACATCGCCGCCGCGCGCAGCGACACCGGGTGCACGACCACGAACGCCAGCGCCACCGTGCTGGACGGCAGTGCGGTCTCCGGTGACCTCGGCAAGCCCGTCACCGGCACTGGCATCCCGGCAGGAACGTACATCGCCGCCGTGACCTCGGGGACCGGCTACACGCTGTCGGCGAATGCCACGGCCAGCGGCTACCCGGTGACTCTCGCCGTCGGCGCGGTCTGCAACGACATGTACTACATCGGGAACACCAGCGGGACGAACCTGGCCTGCGACATGTTCTCGCTGAGCCGCATTGACCGGCTGTCGGGCACGCTCGGGACGGGCGTCTACGACATCAACTGCCACTCCTTCTACAGCGGCAAGCTGGAGCAGTGCGGCGGCAGCATCAACTTCAACTCCGACCCCTACATCGTCACGGTCAGCTGCGACGACGCGACGTACTACAACCGGCCCGCCGGGAGTACCGACATCAGCGCCCGGTCCGGCATCACCTCGGCGATGCTCGCCGCCACCGGCTTCGTCGGCGCGACCCCCGCGTCTACCGGGGCGCGGCTGACGGGCGGCAGCAGCGCCACGGCAGGCCACCCGACCGCCGGCACGTTCCTCGCCGGGGACATCTGGGTCGACTCGGCCGGCACGGTGTGGACCTGCACGTCCGGCGGCACGCCGGGGACGTGGACCAGTCCCAGCGGCGGAGGCGCGGCCAGCAACGACCCGCTCAGCGTCGGCCGCAACCAGACGTTCACCGGGGCACCGCAGGCGCTGGCCGCGCTGAACGTGACCGCGAGCACCCTGTTCGCCACCCGCCTGTGGGCCGCCGGGTACGCGATGAGCTCGATCCGCTGCCGGATCGGCACCGTCGACACCGCTAACGCGATCTCCGTGGCGGTGCTGGACAACACCGGCACCTACGGCCCCGGCAACCTGCTGGCCTACGGGTCGGCCACGCCGTCCGCCGCCGGCGACTTCGACATCACGCTGAACGTCAGCGCCACCCCGCAGATCGGCTACTACGTGGCCTGGTACTGCCCGTCGACCACGATGACGCTGTACGGGCAGAACTTCGCGTTCACTTCCAGCAGCCTGATCAGCAAGGTCGGCGCGACGGGGACGGTCGGGACGTGGGGCGGCATCTCCGCGATCAGCGGGTCGTCGTTCAACGGCGATGGCTACGGCAACAACGGCGGCGTCTACTGGTGGAACCCCTGACCCTTCCGCCGGAACGTCAGGAGGCAGGCGAGCAGCCAGACGGCCAGCGTCGCCGGGAGGCTGGCGAGGACCGAGTTCCAGTCCTCCTCGGCCCCGGCCA